GGCAAGTAAAAACCGCCTTCAATTTCTAACGTATTTAAGGGGCTGACAAATCGTTTATAATAGCCGCCGCGCTTAATCATCGTGCTATTGTTTTGGCCCGCTATAATTTCCTGCACTCCAAGCGAATGAATAGACGTATCTGCTTGCGGGTATAGTATCCCACTCCACTCGTTTATCACTTCACCCTGTCCTATATTATCATAAATATTTTTATGGTTATCGAACGTGCCTGAACCTATCTCGACGCTTGGCTGATCAACAATTAGTTGGCCGTTATTTCCTGTGTTGGCCTCGTATACTACTTGGTCGCCGTTGGTCGCCGCTCCAGTCATGGCATACACGGCAATATTGGAAAGCTTGCCGTAGGCGTTCGCGCCGTTAATATCTGTGATAGGTGCACCACTATGGTCGTTTGCCATTATTGTAGCCGTCACACTTAAACCAGTTTGCTGAGAAGGTAAAACGGGTAAATCCACTAATAAATTCTGATCACCTACAGGCACTTCTAACACATTACTAAAAAAACTCTGTGCTAAAAATATTTGACCTGTGTTCCTGTCGAAATACATTGGATCTGGAGTCAAAGGAATATAAAAGAAACCACTTGAAGCCCATGCAGGGCCACTTATGTTCATGTTGTCAATGCTTACACTGCTTTGGTAGTTTCCGTATTCCGTAGTATCAGGACCAAAAGTAACAGAATTTGCTAAGAAAAGCGTTCCGCACTGAATGCGCAATCTTAAAACTAAACGGCCTAATATATCCTCACCAACTGGAAACGTGCCGCCGCCTGAGTAACTGTGATTGTATCGGAATTGCAAGCGCAGAACTGTGTCAGGTTCATAAACCAAATCATCATCAGTGATTTCCGTGCCAATCAATTCGCTGTAAAGCCCCTGAGAATTTAAGAATTGTGCGAACTGAAACAACACGGGCAAATTGGCGTTGGTTTCCCAAATTCGTTGGACCTTCTGCAATGGCGGCAAGAAAGTAGTCGATCCACCTGCAAGCTTTATAACGTCTTCACCCACTTCTAAGTTTACATCTACCGCCGTGGCGCTTGCGCTTACTGTGCCGCCTTTGGTGACGCTGTAAAAAGATAAATACGTACTGTCCGTAACCGCGCCAATTGGTATGAAGTAAAACACGCCTTCAGCAAAAAACACGCGGCTGTTGAACGTGATTGCCAAATCTTGCAGCACTTTAAACGTGTCAAAAAATTCAGGTGTGCCGTTCTCATTCTGATTGTAAAAAGCTGAGTGGTTTACCTCTGACTCTATTAGCGCGTTCGTGCTCTGAAAATCTGTTGTAGGGTAAAAATTATTGGCGTATTTGAATAATACATCTGTGCTGCTGTACACATGGAGCGCCCGCGTTTTGAGTAGGCATTTGTAAATATGCTGCGCTATGTTGTCGCGGCCTGTGTATGCCGTGCCGTCGTTCGTGTACAATGTATTGGCAAGGTTGCCCAATTCGTCCACCGCGTTAAAAGTGTTTTGTATCGGATAAGCTTCATCCATTAGGCTTATCTGCTCAGACAGCAGCACACCCGTCCAAAACAATTCATTAGTAACCTGCCAACCCTTCCAAACTGACACCGTAAATTCTGCATCCTCCGAGTTTGCTAATTGCCCAATAAAATTGGTGTGCTGTTGGGCGTTCTCAATAAGGGTGAATGTAAGTTCACTGCCTATGATTGGCTGCATACGGTTTTCATTGTCGCCGCTGTATTGCAGCGTGAAGCCATCAGCGCCAAGATTAAACTCAAACGGCGATACTTGCCAGCCTGCTTGGTGAATGTTTAAACGGTACTCAAGGCCGTTATCATCTTTAAAGTCTGCGTATAGTCGTATCGGGTCCATGGCTCAAAATCCTCTTACTCGGTTTCGGTCGATTGCATTTCGTTCACTCGTTAACAATATGTCACGGCCTGAAATTTTGCCCGTTACTTGTACGTGCTGGCCGCCCATCATGCTCCTTAATTTATCAAGTGGTGCAATTACCTCGGGGTTTGTTTTCGCGCCGGGGTACTCACCTACGAGGCCAAGCGTTGGGCCTGAAACTATACCGCCGTCGGCGAAGGCTGGCAAGCCTGAAAATAAACCTTGAACAAGTGCCACACCTGAAGCAATCAAAGCAGGTATAACAATTGGAGCGGCTGGGCCTGTGAATTTTCCGCTGTTTATCATTGCTTCGATGATTGACGCTTGAGAAGCTGCAAGCGCAGCGGCTATAATGCCCTTTGCCATATCAATTAGGCCATCTTTTGCGCTTTTTGCTCCTGTAATCATGTCGGCAAACGCTGTACCGATGATACTCCCAAAAGTTGTTGCCGCTCCTGATAGCGCCTGCATAATGGTTTCCGCTGTTGTCAATTCAGCTGTTAATCCTTGTACTGGCGTTTCTTCCAATTTATTAAACAAGTGGCCAAGCGTCTGCGTCAAGTCCTTTGCACCGTCTTCTGTTGGTTTCCAAATGTTCTCGCTTGGTACTTCCTCCAGCTCGTTAATCAAAAACCCGATGGTGTTTTTTAGCTCGCGCGATTTCGTAGTTAAGTCCTCTGTTTCGTCCTTGACTTCCTCAATAATTACGGGCGTCTTTTCGAGCTTTGTATTCACCTCGTCCAACATTGTGCTCATCGTAGCCAACTCGCTGTTGGCTGTGGCAAAGGCTGCGTTTGCTTCCTTCTGTTCCTTGATTGCTTTGCCGCCAAACTTTTCGGCAATCTTATCTTTCGCGGCTTTCTCGGCCTCTAATTCTGCAACCAGTTTTTTCTGTTGCTCGATTTGCACCTCGATATTTCGCTTCTGTTCTTCAAGCGTTAAATTCTTGTTTGCCTCGGTTAATGCGTCTACTGCCGTTACTGCTTTCTTGGTTTCATCCGTCAGCATTATGATGCCCGTAACAACTAGAGTAATAGCCGTGGCAACAATGCCAAAGGGGTTGGCGCGCATTGTCATATTTAATGAAGCAAACGCAAGTTTAGCCGCCTTTAATCCTGCTGTAAAACTTGGCAGCAATGCAAGCACCGGGCCAATTGCACCAAACACGGCAGACAATGCAAACACCATGGCTTGCCCGCCGTCGCTCATCGTGCTAAACTTCTGCGCTAAGTCGGCAACGATGCCCGCCAATTTTATCATGATAGGAGCAAGCGCCGTGCCTATTTCTATCTGCGCCCCCTCGATTGCCGACTGCATCCGCTTCATCGCGCCCTCGGCTGTGTCGTCCATGATTGCGGCCATTGCCGCCGCCGCACCTGTCGCACCTTGTAGCTCTGTCGTTAGTCCTTGCACATCGCCCATGCCTTCCTTTAAAACAAGAAACGCACTGGATGCCGTGCGGCCTACCTCATCCTTCGCATCGGCCAAGTTTATAACTTCGTCGGCGCTCTTTTTCATAGCCTCGGCAAACGGTTGGCCCGTGCCTGCAATCTCTTGCAATATCCTACGCAGTGACGTGCCCGCCGTGCTGCCTTTGATACCGTTATTGGCAAGCTGTCCAAGCATCGCCGTGGCTTCCTCTAATGAAACGCCCGCAGCCTTGGCAACAGGCGCAACGAATTTCATGGAGTCTTGGAAACTATCAATATCCAGCGCCGACGTGCTGAAGCTTGCGGCCATTACATCGGTGACGCGGCTGGTTTCTGATGCATCCAAACCAAACGCGCGCAGCGTTGCACCCGCTACCTCGGCACTTTGTGCAAGGTCTGACCCTGTCGCCTGTGCAAGGTTTAACGTGGCCTCTGTTACCTCTGTAATTTCCTGTGCGGAAAAACCAAGCTTTGCGAATTCCAACTGCAAGGCGCTTACCTCGCTCGCTGTGAATCGCGTTGTACGTCCTAACTCTTTAGCGTTATTTTCTAAGCTTTCAAACTCGGCAGCGGTTGCACCCGAAACGGCTTTAACCTTGGCCATTGATTGCTCAAAGGTTGCAGCAGTACGGAATGAGGTTGCAGCTATAGCAACCAGTGGCGCAGTTATCGCCATGCTCATATTACGGCCTAACTTTTGGATGTTGCCCGTGCTTTGCCGCATGGTGCGGGTAACGTTTCCAAGTGCCGTATTTAGTGGCGTCGTATCCGCGCCAACTCTTACAATTAAATCGCCTAATTTTGCCATGCTGTTACTTTGCTAACTGTCGCAAGATACCAATTCCATCGGCGGCCTTTTCTTTCTTCTCCCATGGGAAGGTTGCCAAGTCTTTTGGGGTTATCCTTTTCTTTACGTGTGGGTTGATTGTGATAGCTGCAAGCCACCGCGTGCGCTCCCATTCCGCTTTTTCCCGTTCTTCGATTTCTTTGTAGTGCCCCGCCATCGCGTTGCCAAACTCTGAGAACGTCAAACCATAAAGCAAAAAAGGGGTTAGGCGCAACTGGCCCAACCCCATTTCCTCAATTTTATCCCATGTCAACGGCTTGCCTTGGCCTTTGTTTTTTTTTGTGTGCCGCCCATGACTTTGGCCGCGGCTTCGCTGAGTTTTTGCAAGTCTGATATTTCTATCATACCAAAGAAATCATCAACGTCCATTTCGAACGCCATGCCTTGGCTTTTGCAACCCTCTTGCACAAAATAATAAACCAGCTCAGGAATCAAGGTAACGTCATTGCTGTCAACGTCTGCCACCTTTTTACCTGTCGCGTCTTCAAACTTCCGCCAAGCGCGCATAGTTGCACGGATGGGGAATGTTTTACCGTCTAGTTTTATCTCTACCATAAGGCAAAGATATTACGCAATCACCTCACGTACAACTGTGCCCGTTACTTCGATAGTCATAGAAAAACCAACGTTGTCTTCTACGCCTGCGGTTTGCTCAAGGCTTGAAATATAACCCGAAATATCAAACTGCTCATCGCCTGCGTTTGCAGTTGCTCCACCTCCCGTATTTGTAAAAATTACAAAAAGCTTATCGCCTGCTAGTTGGTGGTCAATGAGTTGGTTGTAACCGTTGGTTGCATCCTCTGCAAAAAGGCCGCTCACGCTCATGCTGGCCGACTTTAAACCGGGCAAAAGTTCACGATATCCCGCGCTTGTCTTGGTGGTTATATCGCGCATGTCCGTGGTCATGGAAATGCTGCACTCTGTTACGTGGTCGATTACTACCTCGCTGTCGTCTGTAGTTCCGAGAAAAACCCGAATGCTTGACGAGTTAATTATGCCTGTTGTCTGTGCCATTACTCTTTAATTTTTTTTGATTCTTTTTTTTCGGGCTTGTCTAAATACCCGCCTTTTTTAAGTTTTGCGGCAAACTTATTGGAAACGTCTACAACTTTGCCCGCTGACCATTTCCAGCCGTTTTTGTTGTATGGTTTTTGTATGGTTACCTTCATGCGTGCAATTTACTGCTTTTAAATTTCACCTTCAGGAGTTTCAGGAAACCACCCGTTTTGCTCCATGTACTCCTGTGTTCTTATCGTTGTGTCACTCGGTACGATATGCCCGAAAGGAAACTTTTGATTGACTTGCACGTAACTACTGAGGGAATACCGCTCATCATTCGACAGCTCAGGAAAACACGCAACGAGGCGTTCGAGGTTTGCAGCGGGGTGTACGTTGATGAGGTAATCCGTGTCCACTTGCAAAGCGTTCTGTACTCCGTCAGGGTGTACGATAATCCCGAACACGGTCGATGCCGCTTCACCTTCCGCCTGTATCAAAACGGGTCGAGATATGTTGTAGAGTTCGCGCGTAATTTGGTACGCTCTCCGTTCGCTTGTCTGCGTGTCCGTTGGTAGGACTATGATAAATCCGTTCATCAGTAGATGTCGTAAAAGGTGTTGATGTTGTCTTCAATGTCGGTGCGGTTGCTCGATTGGTCGGAGTTGTATAAAATTATTTCGTGAACACCGCCCACAATGGATAAAGAAGGTGAAAGCCTTCCGATACCGTTAACAGCAAAATTTGAAGCTGGCTGAACCCCTGTCAAAGAATTACCGTCTATTGCTAGTTCATAATTTGTCCCATTATACTGCCATATTCCAAGGTGGGGATTGGTATCCTTACCCGCCGCAATATTTTTTACTGCTCCGTCATATAACCCGATGCCGGTAGCCAAACTGCCGCCTGTGAAAAAGCCATGTGTGTTAGATGAATGAAACAATAAATAATAAATCGGGTTTGAAGTTGCGTTATCCATTTGATAAGCGCCAAAGGTTGTAACGGGTGTGATTTGCGTAAAATTTAAAAGGTTGTTTGCAGCATAAAACACACATGGCTTTCCGTTGCGCGTGGTCACCCCGTTCGTGCCGTCGTAAATCTTCGGCATATTCGCCGTCGTGGTTTGCGCCGCTGTATTGCTGTTCCCTGACTGGTCGTACCACTTCGACACGAACCCGTTATTTGAACCGCAGTGCGCTGCGAGTGCAACAGTATCGAGTTCACCGAATACGTTAAACCCTATATCCGCGTAGCTCGATCCGTTGTAAACCTCTACCGCGTCACCCGTGTACGTTGAATCCAAAAGCCTCAATGAATACGCAGCCGCTGCACCGCTGTACGTGTCGAGCAGTGGCGTGTTTTGGGTGAAGTAATCGCCGATGTTGGATTCGATGCTCGTTTGGTCTGTGCTTGATTTGGCATTCGCGTAAAAAATCAACTCCTGTTGTTTTCCGTCGTAAAACGTGTTTTGTGTTGGAGTGTTACCAATTGCCCAATCATTGTTGGAGGTGTTTATCGTTGCGCCTGTGCTTGTGCCTTGTGTTGTGATTGAACCGTTTAAATAGAAATTTGCATCATTTACAGTTGTCCCGTCAAACACCAAAGTTCCGAGGCTGTATATAGTTTGGGCGCTGTTATTAAACTCGATGCGACCCATTACACGCAGTTGAGTTTCTGCGGTCAATTGCCACAGTGTGCCAACCTGACCAGACAAAAAATTGATTCCGTATATTATATCATCGCTTGTGGCTGTGTTCGCTTTTGAAACGGTGAAACTTGTTCTGTTTGTAGTACCTGAAAATGGAGGTGTGCTACTTGTTAAACTATCATTCGAGCCATCAAAGTCCAACGCCAAACGCCCACCCTCTTTTACCAAGGCTCCGCCCGTGTAGATAGTAGGTTGGTTCGCGCTTGTTGTTTGGGTTGTATCGTTACCGTTGCCTGACTGGTCGCGCCAAACTTGAACCGTGCAAGTAGTGCCACTGCAAAAGGTCTCAATGGCTGATTCATCGATTTCCTCGCCTACGAATCCGATGCTTTGAGTTGTGCTATCGGACGCTCTGCGGATAGTCATGCAATCGCCTGAGTATAGCCCATTCAAGCGACGGGTTGAATACGCGGCTTCTGCTCCGCTGCCATATGTCTCATTGAGTAACCCCGTGAACGCTGGGGCTGCTGTTACCTCCTCCCACGTTT